GCATTAGTAAACGACTCCCCTACCTTGTTGGTTAATCGCTGAACGACTAACTCCATCTTGTAGTTCTTACGACTTGCAGATTCGCCAGACTTAATCTTGGCTAAGACATCTGCGACCCGACTAGCAGTTACTTTTCCCAAACGGGCAGCAAACCATTCTTCTGTTCTTTGTTCCATACAATCCCTTTCAATGGATTTTTTGATCCGCATGAATCTGCTGTAAGCAGTCATTCAGAAACTTTACCATAATTTCTGAAACTTCTAAAGATAAATCTGATCCCTCAATCTCAATAGAAAAATGATATGGAGATACCTCGGTTATCGTCATTACTGCTTGTGATACTGGTTCAGACATATTTTGATCGTTGCATAGCCTCTGCTATAAAACACCGATTCTCCCCTTTCATTTTCTTTTGGTACTCATCACTACAGTCATCACAGACTGTAACTCTTTCTCCTGATCCCCTCCTGTAATACTGCCATTTTCTATAATCTAATTTGGAATGAAAGCATACAGGATACCAATCATTCTTTATCGTCATCGGCAAGAGGTTCTTGGGGGTCTCTGCGAATAAGTTGTGTATCGACTCCATCATTTTCAAACTGCCTTTGGTATGCGAGAGACAAGGCATCAATGGCTGCATCCCAACCCGAAGCAAAGAAATGCTCACAGATAATAGACTGCCCAGAAGGAATATCTACTTCCTTTAAGGTTCTATAGAAAGCCTCCATACAATGCTTGTTTCTCATTTTATTAATTCCTCGATCCAAGAAGTTGCCAATTCCCAAGACACCTTTATTATCGCAAAAGGTAACAAAATGTAAACACCCATCCCTACTAGGACTTTTGCCACTTTTTCCATTGCACAACTCCTGGTATCTCTGGTATCTCTACATTCTCTAGAGTCCTCGCTGTCAATGCGCGAAACTCAGACCATTTCTTTTGGTACTTCTTTTGCTCACTTGCCGGTACATAACCATAAATCTTGCGCCACCGAATCGTAATATCTGTGCTACTAGGTGTGTAGATATAAGTACCCTCATCTATCGCCTTGGCTACATTCCTAGCATCTTCAAAAAATTTATTTACCATATCGTCTCTCCGACTCTCGTTTTAAACAATGTTCGCACTTCCATCTCATAACTGGTCGAACCCGATTTCCTGCTGCTACCAACTTAAAACCAGCTTTTGGTCTATCAGCTTGACAAGAACTACACCACTTTTTCTCCATCCCATCCTTCCTTCATATATCCATATTCCGAGGCATCTGCTACGGCTGTGAGTTTTAAACATACATCGCAAAGGTCTATCCATGTTCTGTGGTTCTCCGAACTTTTGAGTGGATGTGTACCCCAAGCCTTCCCACAATCAAAGCACACATTGTCTGGCTGCTCATCAGCTAGTCTCACTCAGTTCTGCCTTCCGCTTTTCTTTGGCATCGTTTACCTTCTTCATCGCCTCTTTGTCCTTAGACACTTCCTTAAACGCTTGGGCAAAGTTCACCTTTAGCTCTGGGATGTCCTGAGAACCTAATATCTTTTCTACAAACTTTGTAGAATCTACCTCTATATCATCCCACAAATCCTCACCGACATAAAGAGATAAACCAAGACCATGTAGAGCAATCGCTTTAGCCAGGCATCTTTGCATCGCAGTATTAACAGCAAACGCATCGGGGTTAGGTACTGCCTTGTTACGATAGTCCATGACAGGCAACTGCGAGGTCATCGACTTACCAAACGCATTGACTGTACAGAACACCATTACAGTCTCACCAAACAATACAGGCTGACCATAACTCCAAGTAGCTTGTGGATCGTGCTGTAGCAATGTGTCTACAGCCCATGCCCAAGACAGATAAGACAAACCATTCTTCTTCTCGATCTTATCCGACACATCTACATTTCTAAGTTCTAAATATTTACTCATACATCCCCCTTTTTTTTAAAATTTCTTTCACTAAAAATAAATCTGCTTTATAACAACAAAAATATTTTGCTTTTATTGAATCTCTATATTTTTGTTTAGCAATTTGAATTTCTTTTTGTAACAAATAATCTTCTTTGCTTGGGTTTGATTCTTTAATAAAACAAGTTAAATGTAAAAAAAGTTCTTTATTCATAACAACTCATCTTCAATATGATCGTGGACTAAAAAATAAACTGCACGACCAAAGTTATGCCAATCACCTTTCTCTGCGTACTGGCGATACAACTCCCACTTTTCAGCACCCTTCTTGCTTTCTACTGCCTTGCCAAGATACTCTACAAAGTTATCTACATCAAGCACATCGCAGTCAGCACCTTTCTTCATGTGGTTCTCCCATAAATACTCTTGCTCACTAAAGCATGGTCTGCTTTCAAAGTCAGGCATAAAGTTATCTTTCACGACACACCCCCTGTTTTCCAAACATAAACTACCATCGCTGGTGCAAGCATAAGGATAGCTGCCACAGCACCCCAAAATATATCTTTCCATTCGCCTTTAAAGTCTTTCATATTGCCACCGATAACAATTTATACATTTTTACTGCTTTATCACGATTAACTTTAGATACATTTCTAAACCAACTTTTGCCATGGTTGCCTGTTTCATCATAAGCATTGCCTGACAAATATCTTTGTTGGCAAATCTCAACATATCCATGCTCTCTAAAAACTACATAAAACTTGTTTCCATCTACATAAAATACATCAAATTCTGGTTTCATTTTTATTCCCTTTCAAAGAAATTCCCCCCGAAGGGGGATGTTGTTTATATATTAACTGCTCCAGATTTAAACAAATCAATAAGTCTCATAATTTCGTCAAACGACAACTGTGGGCAAATCTCTTTAATTTTGTTGTAGTTTTCTTCTGAAATTACATAACCATCTTTAGTTTGATATTCCATTTTGTTTCCCTTTCGAAGAAATAAGCGACATCGCTTATGTAGAACTATACAGATATTTGTAGAATATTTACTAGGGATATACCCTAATATCTACATTTACCTATTTTGGGTGTAGAATCAATGTTCTACAAAAGGAGAAGATATGAATACTGTTGCAAAAAAACAACACTTTGATAAATTATTAGAGGTCTTTGGCACATATAAGGACATCGCGCATCACCTTGGTATGAAGTATGTAACTGTCTATGCCTGGTCTATGCGGAACAGCATCCCCAAGAAACACCACGAAGCCATCATAGAAGCCTCGTTTGGCAAGATAACAGAAGAAGACCTTGCCTAACTACAATCAGCGTACAAAGGCTCTATACGAGTCTTTGGGATATAAATGCGAAGTGGTTGAATCCTACAACTCTTTTACAAAACGAAAAAAAGATATGTTTGGCATACTAGACATGGTGGCTATTGGAAACGGAGAGTCTTTAGGTATACAAATGACATCCAAAAGTAATATGTCATCCAGAATAAAAAAGATCCAAGAAAGCGAATATCTCCCTGAACTTATTAGGTCTGGGTGGAGAATTATCGTTATAGGCTGGTTTAAGAAACCTAATGGGAGGTACGACTACAAGGAGTTTGAGTTCTGATCGGGAAATTATTGGCTAATTTGCCTATTTTTTAAACAGAATGAACTGATCGGGATATAAGTTTTTGGTTTATAATAGAATCGTCTGGTGTGGCAACCAAGATAAGGAAAGCAGTTACAACCCCAGTATTTTTAGGCGGGGTATGTGTAGTTGTAGACAGTCAGCGAGAAATCTGCTTTCCACCTGTCAACAGTTGCCCATGCCAAGGGACATACCCCTCCTAAGACTATTGGGGTTTTCCTTTTGCGACCAGACAAGCGTTAAATGCTGCACGCTATAGAAAAATGCTAGATGGGCTAGAGGGTCTGCGAGGAAGTGGCAGACAGCGAGGGTCGACACCTGCGATAGCCGAGTAGTTTGGTACAAGCCAGCTATTCAGATTTTGCAACAGGATACATCACTTGTAGAAATCATCACCTTGGTGATGTTGGTCGTTCTTTTGTCTTTAGGGTATATATAAAATATTTACTTTTTTATACAAGTTAGGATTGATATATATAAAATATATGCAAGATGTATAGATATCTAAATATTTACCTACAAGTTGTATATTGTTATATAAACATTACCTAAAGGTTAATTAATGTATTAAATATGAAACATTATGGATGAACAAACATACAGAAAACAAGCTCTACAATTTTTAGAGAAAGAGGATCGTTTTACTTGTAATGCCTTTCCCTGTCTAGGAGACGATAACGGACATGGGTTTGATGAACACTATGTTTACCATGTTGCCTGGGCAGTTAGAAAGATAAACGAAGTAAACCCCAAGATTCATTACGACATTAGCTCATCTCTACACCTTTGCACTACCCTAGCTGCCACCATTCCCACCAAGTTCTTTGACTATCGCAAACCAAACCTACAAGTACCAAATTTGTTAGTAGGCAGAATAGACATTAGCGTAGAAAACCTAGACCCTGTAGAGTCTCTTTCTTGTTGCCATGTTGTAGAACATATTGGTCTTGGTAGATACGGAGATAACCTAGACAACACAGGTGATCTAAAAGCTATCCAAAACCTTAAGAAAAGCGCAGGAAAGCATTTATTCTTTGTCGTGCCGGTAGGTATACCCTGTGTGAAATTTAACGCCCATAGGATCTATAGCCCAGTCTATATCGCATCTCTGTTCCCAGAGTTCAAGTGCCAAGAGTTTTACCTTATTCCCAACAACGGAGAAAAGCCAAGTGTCAGTCTTATACAAGAGTTAGACCTACCTTATGCCTGTGGGTGCTTTCACTTTATTAGGGAAAATACTTAGGACTTATTTGTAGAACTCGTATAAGATTATTAAAGTTTCATGCACAAAGGGGAAAAAATGATTATCAAATCAAAGTTTTGGTATATTTTACAAAAGCACATAGAGCTAAGAAAGAAAAAATAAGATTGTGTAAGAAAAAGTGAGTGCTTGGCTTATCATTGTTACTGGTCTTATTTATGCCTATATAGGTATAGAACAAGCCCTAAAAGGGAATGTGCCTATGGCAGTTGTATATACAGGATATGCGTTTAGTAATGTTGGTCTTTACATCTTGGCGAGTAAATAATGCATTGGAATCATAGAGTGGTAGACTTTTCAGATGAGAACGATGGAGACCCTTGGGTCGAGGTGTGCGAGGTCTTTTACGATAAGAACCACGAGCCTTATCTGTACACAGCTAGAGGTGTTGGTGTGATGGGAGAGGACTTAGAAGAAGTAAAGCAGAATCTCTATAAAATGTTAGATTGCTTAAATAAGCCAGTTCTTATGAAAGCAGACTTTAATAAAAACATAAAGGTGTTTATAGATGAAGATACAAGTTAATATAATTAAAGAACTACCAGATGGATCGGCAGAGTGCGAACTCACGATGGATAAAGCCGGTCATAAGTTTTTAATGCAAGCAGGTTTTACAGCAGTAATGGAAACAGTAGTAAACGAAAGGAAAAGGGAAAATGACATTCGAGAACTTTTGGTCGCAATACCCAAAAAAGGTCGGAAAGCTAACAGCAAAAAGATCGTGGGAAAAACTAAGTCTAGACAACCAACAAAAAGCACTAGAGGCAATAGCAGAGCATCGAAAATACTGGGTAGCAAAGGGAACTGATTGGGAGTTTATCCCTCATGCCTCTACATGGCTAAATCAGGAGAGGTTCGAGGATGAGCTTGTAATCGAGCAGAAAGAAAACAAGAGACCACCTTTACCTTGGTATGCAAGCGATGAACTTACTTTAGCTAAAGGTAGAGAACTAGGATTAAACCCATATGCAGGAGAAACCTTTGCCCAATTTAGAGCCAGACTTTCGGCTAAGATCGGCAGTACGGCAACTCTGTAAGTGGAGAGCAGTTTGGGGTCTGACTAAGTGGAGAAAGTATTTATCAGACCATACGATAGATAAAGACCTATTAGTTCTATATGGAGAACAATGGGCTAAAGGTAATAAAGGGGAGTGGGGAACATGGATATAGATCCAACAAAAGCAGTAGAGTACATAATGAAGTATTCAGGAGACTTTGCTAGAGCCAAGGCAAACAGAATCTACCTAGAGAACTTCCTAAAGTCTAAACGCAGTATTCTTATGTCTAAGTCATCGGCTAAGTCTGTCGCAGCAGCCGAGGTAGATGCCTATGCAGACCCAGAGTATATTGGGCTACTAGAAGGCTTAAAAGAGGCTGTAGAGTGCGAGGAGAAAATCAAATGGATGCTGACAGCAGCCCAACTTAAAGTCGAGATATGGCGCAGTTTAGAGGCTACCAATCGGTCTGTAGATAGTCATGCTCGATAGCGATTTTGTCTACATCTGGGCATTAATAGTGTTTCTTATTGTTTACATTTCTATACGGATTGGTACAAAATAATGAATAAAGTATATTTTGGCGATTGCCGAGAGTCTATGCGACAAATAGCTAAAGAAGGTATAAAAGTGCAGATGTGCGTTACCAGTCCACCTTACTATGGTTTAAGAGATTATGGAACTGCCGAGTGGATTGGCGGTAATAATTCATGCGAACATGAAGGTTTAGTTATTTCAAATAATAGAAATTTTATTGATGAAGGTGGTAGGGGTAGCAATAAAAAAGCAATATCGTCAGGAGATTGTTTGAAATGCGGAGCAACTAGAAAAGACTCGCAAATAGGAAACGAACAAACACCACAAGAGTTTATAGACAATCTTGTAGAAGTATTTGCTTGTGTATGGGATATTCTTGCTGATGATGGAACTCTTTGGGTAAACCTTGGAGATAGTTATTACAACTACAGACCAGGCAAAGGTCAGGCATTAAGTAAACAATCTGTTGCTAATACTAACCAAGACCTTCCACAAGTATGTGCGAGAAGGGGAAATAAATTAGAAGGCTATAAAGAAAAAGATTTAATGGGTATGCCTTGGCGATTAGCCTTTGCATTACAAGATTTTGGATGGTATTTAAGGCAAGACATTATTTGGCACAAACCAAACCCAATGCCTGAGTCCGTTACAGACTATTAAAGAGCCTGCAACAACAAAAAGCGAAGGGATAAGATTTGGTGGCAATAAATATGGCGATAATGATGACCCAAAATATGCTACAAAATCAGGCAATGTCAGCAAAGAATATGAAAAAGCAAACAAGCGTGATGTTTGGTCTGTACCAGTAAAACCATACTCAGGAGCTCATTTTGCGGTATATCCCGAAGAACTAATAAAGCCTTGCATATTAGCAGGAAGTAAAGTTGGTGATATAGTTTTAGACCCTTTTTTTGGTAGTGGAACTACAGGACAAGTATCACAAAATTTAGGAAGAAAATGGATTGGATGCGAATTAAACAAAGATTATGAAACTCTACAAAATGAACGGCTACAGCAACAAGGATTAGAATTAGTTTAATGGACTCTACAAACTACAACTTATACCTTAATAGGTATAAAGAGATGCTAAAGACAGCACACCATTTATCTCAGTTGCTAAAGAAAACAAGAGAAGAAAACGAATACCTTAGAAAATGTATAGAAACAAAAAACTCCTAGAAATTGCTAGACTATTACCATGTCAACATTGTGGGATAGAAGATGGAACTGTCGTGGCTGC